TTTCTTTCCATCCGCTATCCGTTTTTTGTGTGAGGCCTGATACACCTCTAACTATATTTAGACCTTTAATTACCTGTGTTATGTGTGGATTCTTTTGTAAATACTCTTCCATTTCAGAAATAGTCATCATATCATCATATTCCTTCTTGGTTTTTTTATTAAAAAATGTATAAACAGGCATTATTTAAAGTATTTGTTTAAGACCTCTAATTGATCGTCATATTCAGCAATCACTTTTAATTCTTTTTCAATTGCTTCTATTATGTCTGGATGTTCACCAACTCCAGCAGCATTTTTTAAATAAACTTCTATATTCATTTTGTGTTTAGCAATATGACCTTTTGCGTGGTCTTCTATTGCTTGTATCATATTTGTTCTATTATATTCAGTCATTTTTTAATCCTCTATGTTATCTTTTAACCCGTCACGTAATATTTTTTCTTCTTCAAACGTAAATGGTCTAATCATATTTAGACCTTTATTTTGCCTCTCTTTTTTTTGTCTTTTCGATTCTTCAAACGACAATTGTTCTAATTCATCAAACTTCATTTTCAACTCCTTCTTTAAACCAATCTGGCATTTTTGCTGGTGATTTCCACGTAGCAAATCTTCTTTTTTTCATAATGTAATATTTACGATAACTTGCTACACTATCTCCTGGCACTTTACACTCATCTGGCATAGCAGGTGTGGCGTCTGTACCTTTAACATTTATTTTAGCATTTTTAGGTGGTGTTTTTAATAACTGACCTAATTTTTGAATACACATATGGTCTTTTGTGTGACCGTATCTTAACTTATATTCTTCGTTAAGTGCCATCATATGTTGATATAACCACACATAGTTGTAAGCAGATTTCATAACCCATTGTGTACTAGGGTGACCTAACCAACCGGCTTTGTAAATGATTGCTTCTTCATTAGAGTTATCTAATCGCCATCTTCTAATCTTACGACCATTTTTAGTTTTATCTGTATATTCTGTACCGTCTAAAACTCTTTTTGCTGTACATAACATTTGAGCTGATTCTAAAATCATTTTCACCACGTGTTTATCTACTAGCATTTTAGCAGCTTTTATAGGATCTTTATCTACATAAAATATATTCATTTATCACCTTTCTCCATAACTTTTAAAATTATAAACATTACGATTGTTGATACTACTAAACCTGTAAAAAATAAACCTATCATTAATGTAATACCTTTCTAAAGTAATCCATACAATTATATTTTTCACATAATTTTTTAAATACATTAAACCAATAGTTCTTTGACCAATCTGTCATCGCTAGTTTACAACTATTTTCGGCATTTGTCAACCGTCTAATTTGGTCAACCGTAAGATGTGGTAACTTCATTCGTTTTATATCTTCAATTGTCATCATAATTTGACCTCCATTATATTAATATATCATTTTTTTACATATTTGTCAAGCAAATATTACTTGGATTTATCGTTCCAATCCATAACTTGATCTAATTTTATTCTTATTTCATCAGGATCCAGTTCAGATAATTCTTTGGCACCCAATTTTTCTATAAATCCTTTATAATCTCTTTCTTTTTCTCTTAAATTATCGTTTCTTTTTTGTAAACGTTCTAATTTTTTTTCTAACTCTACTTTTTCATCTACTTGTGTTAAATTCTTTTTCATACGCCATTGACGTAATGATATGTTAGCGGCGATTAATAAAAGTACAGCGAGAGGATCAAAAACGAATATAAGTATTAGTATGACAATTCTAACAGCACTATCAAAATGATTTTTAGCGTCCTCACCATAAATCAATTCAGCAACATACTTTAATGGACCTACTTCCGCTTCAATTTTTATTTGTTCTAACTCTATTGTGCTTTTGGTTTTGTTCAACTCCACTATTTTTGCCGTTGCTTCGTTTATGGTTGTATTCAGTAGGTCTCTTTCTTCTTTTTGTTTGTTACGTTCTTTTAATCCTCTAGTAACATATTCCATATCAATATATTTGTCTAGTGCTTTATCTAAACTGTTTAAAGTCTTTTCTGCTCTATCAATTATCACTTGTTGTTGATTGATTTGTTTATCTATAACCGAAATATTTAATTCATTTCCTTGTGTAGGTTTAACTTGATCTAGGTGTGCCTTTGATAAGAAACCAAAGATACCCATAGATGTAATGAATACTAAAATTATAATGGCAGTAAATAGATATGCTTTTAATAATCGTGGTATATTTGCTCGCCAATTATTATACAACCAACTGGCAGCAACTAACTTACCAATTTCTAAAGCAGAACCCATAGCAATAATTGGCAATGCTGCCCCAGCAAATAATGTTGCTAATCCTATAATTGAATAACCAGCGGCTATAACAGATATACTAATAGCAGATAAAAATGTAAGTATTGTTAAAAACATAGTGTACTATTATTTAGTTAAATCTTTTGGTTTCTTTTCAGGTTTTATGTGTGAATCTTCTTTCACTTCTATTTTGATTTCACCAGATTGTTGTTCTTGTTTTCTAATCTTATCTATTATGTAAATAACTCTTTCAGCGTAATCATCTGTAGTAGAATAGTTATATAGTGTTTTAATTAATACTTTAGGGTCTAAATTTTTATCCCATAATATCATTCTTCTTCTAGTATCTCTAAACTCTTTGTAAGCACTATGATTGTTTAAAAGTTCTACAAAGAATTTAACACTTTGACACTTTGTATTAAAAATTCTTACACCCCAACCAGTCCACTTTTTTACACCATAAGGATACATATGTGGTACTTTATTATCATAAGTTCTAATACCAAATAAGTTGTTACCCTCAATAGCAAATCTACTTGTTCCCCAACCTGACTCTAATGCTGCTTGAGCAACTATCATTTCAATTGGTACTCTTTCATATCTCGGTGTTTCAAAGTTTATCCAATCAATACATTTACGGACAGCAGATACAAATTGAATATCATTATTATATTGAAAAGCTGGTTCTTGTAAACCTAAATTATTTGCCCAATTTGTGTAAAAGTTTTCTGATTGAAGTCTTAATTGATATTTGACATAAGGATTAGGAAAAAATGTTCCTGTAGAATAAGTTGCTATTAAAACAACAAACCATATAGATATTATTTTAATTAATCTATTGTTTATTTTTTTCATTTTTTTAATTTAATTTTAAGTTAAACGCAAATGATATTCTAGGTTCATCACTTAAATTAGGTTCTACAAAATGCACTAAATGAGATTTGAATATTACCAAAAGATTTTCTTTAGGCACTATATAACCTCGACCACGACTATATGGATTATATTCTGATTCTAATACCCAAAGGGGAGATGAAAAATCTGGATTATCAAAAACAAGTCTGCCTGAATTTTCAGGTACTTTTAAATACCACACTGCTGAAAAATCACAATTATTATGACTATGATGTACGTTATAATCTTTTTTTCTATTAACGTTCAACCAACAATTTAATGGTGTAAAAGAATTTACCTTGTAACTATAAGTATCTTTAATTTCTGCCATACAACTTGGCAAAACTCTTTCACATAGTTTTCTAAAAGGTATAAATTCTTCTCTCATAGATTTAGATTGAAAACCACCTTGATTACTAATAAGTTCACCGTTGCCTTCTTTTTCTTTTTCTAAAGCATAATCTATCATTTCTTTTCTTATATCATCTAAAATAGGAAAATCAAAATGAAAGATAGGTGTTTTAAAAATATCTACTGTAGTCATTATTTAACCCTTGCCACATAATCGTATGCTTGGATAGGTGTGTCGTCTGTATCACTGTAAACAATATCAGTTTTAACTTGAAAAAAATCTAATTTATCTCTAAATTGACCAATGTTATTGAAGATTTTTTGTGCTTGTTTATCTGTGTAATTGTTATGAATATCTTTTACCCAATTACCTGTATAGTAAACTCTTTGAGTGCCTGATCTATTACTTGGTTTAGCGAGTTCTCTTACTTGTATCAATGCTTCACCAATTCTAGCCTTTAAATAAGGATCTAGTTCTTTCACTGTTCGTCTTGCCATAATATATACCTTTCATAATATAATTACAAATCTAATCCTACAGCATTTAGTTTTGACCTAAAACTATAAAATAATTTGTTGTGATTGCCACTGTCACCTACATTTGCCATTTGATATAGATGTACCATTTCGTGTCCTAAAGTGTCCACAAAATCTTTTTTATTTCTGTATGTCGGCAACATTTCTAACCAATATTGTCTTGTGCCTTTTCTTTTCCATTCCCATACAGTAACTTGTCCGTAACAAAATTTTTTACTTTTGTCTTTATAAATCTTTTTAATTTTTATTTCGTTAAAAGGTGATAATACATTATTAAAAACAGTTTCATTAATAATACTAAAATATTTTTTAATATCTGTATATGTCGTCTTATACTTACTACGACTTGCTAATTCACGTTTCAGAATTTTTTTTAATTTCATATTCTTACTTTGTGTTTTTTTGACCTTTGGCACTATTATCTCCTTTTAAAATTTCTATAATGTAAAATACTAATCCACCTAGTATTATTATAATAACTTCAATTGGAACAATTGTTATTAATATACTGTAAAATTCAATAAACTCATTCACACTGTTTATCTTTGATTTTTGAATCTTTTAATAAAGCACATTTATATTCTTTATCAGCTTTCAATCTCATTTCCGTCAATACACCTTCTAAAATTGTAGGTAAGTATTGTTGAATAACAGTTAACGATTCTAAAGCAAATTGATGAGCAATTTTTTCAAGTTCTTGTTCCATCAATTTTGATACATCAACATTTGTACCGTTAACTTTATTTTGTATAACATTAGCAATAACGGCTTTGTTATACTCATTAGCCATTACCGAGTTCATTAATGTAGTTAAACTAAACCATAAAGTCGCTAAAATTATAGTTATTGTAATCAAGTATTTTTTCATTATATAATCCTCACTTTCATATACTATTTATTATAGACGATTCTAGTGAAGAAGTCAAGTAGTTTTTTTGTGAAAAAAGTGTGTAAAATCAATGATTTAAGAGGGTACAAGTTGTCGCACCCTCTTAAAAAGACTATTAATTAGTCATAAAATCATCATTCCAATTAAATGCTTCTTTTACAACTGCTTCGGTAAGTCCTTTATAGACTCTATTCAACTGTTTATCTTTTATGTTTAATAAAACAGTTGCTTCCGATTGATGTAAACCTTCTAACATTTGTATGAATAATGTTTCTTTTCGAGTTTTAGATAACTCGGGATCAGCACCTATAATAAAGTGCCATAGTTTTCTTGCCTCTTCTTCAAGGTATGTGTGTTCTGTTCCTATCGGCGCCTCATTTGCCATATAAGGGGGTGTACCATCTGGTAAATCCCATTCTATTTTAGGATCAAAAGCACCTTTCAATAGTTGTCTTAAAGCAGGACTATCGTACTCTTTTAAAACTTCTATTTTTTTAGGCTTATCTTTTGCGTTATTGACTTTGGTAAAAATTTCGTGTACAGTTGGTCTAATTCTACTTGATGTAGAAGCAGCCGCTAACATCGCCTGTTTACTCATAAGTCTTGGGTTTTGTTCAGCCATTATATTTCTCCATATATATGTTCTCAAAAATCATTTATATTTTCAATCAATGATTTCAGTTTATTTTCTATAAAGTATGGTAAAAGTAGCGTCCTACTTTTTACTTCATAGTCATTAAAACTATTTATAATTCTTTTTTCTATGTGTTCTGGTATTTGCGATAGATCAATAAGTG